CCTCAGAGCCTACAATCTTTGCTTGGCTAATAGGGAATGACTGACGCACATACATGGGGGCGTGTAGGGCAAAATGGGGCAAACTCATACTACCTACCCAATAATCGGCTTCTAGCGGTCTGCCCTCGTCACGCACACACGAAAGGGTGTCAATACAATCCATCTGCCCTAAAAGTTGCATAACTGACTGATGGCACATAACCGATAGTTCTTTAGCCCCCCAAGCCTTTAGTAATGGTAGGAATCGGGAGAACTGAATAATGTCCCCAAAGCCTTGTTCCATCTGCACAGTAATGTGTTTACCATACAGGCGTTCACCATTCCATTTGGGGGCTTTTACCCATTTATCCCATTTTTCACCCGATGCTTCCCTAGTCTTGGGATGCCACCGAAACTCATAGAGCCGAAACCCTGAATGGTAATGCCCCATGTGGAGCAGGTCTAGTCCTTTTTTATATTGCCCGAAAGGTGTCATAAAAGCATCAGTATAGTTTCCTCATCATCCGCTTCAGCAAGTCGCTGGGCTTCAAGAATCGCTAACTGTGCCGATATATAGGCTTGTTGCTGTCTTAATTCTGCCGCCCTGAATAACTTACTGCGTTGGTTCTCAAGGTAGGCAATAGACTGCTCTAGTTCTGTAGTATCAACTGGCGGTGTACCAGCCTTAACCTCTTGAATAGATTGTAGTTTATTTTGTTTCTGTTTTGCAACAATTTTTGGTGGGTCGATTGCATCACGCAGTTGTTGTTTTCTGCGTATTTTGGCTTCTTGTTGGGCTTTGTAAAGTGCAAGCTGTCTAGCCCTAATCTTGGCATCTAGGCGTTTAGCTCTGCGGATTTCTTCAGGTGTAAAGCCGTCATGGGTATCTATTCCCGATGGCTCAGGGCTTGGGCCAGTTTCACCTAACAGTAATGCGGTGTCGTTTTCATCGGTAGTATCAATGATTCCTGATACATTAACTGCACCCAATAGGCTTGCTGTGTCTGTGCCATCCGTTGCACTTATTACACCTGATACGGCTACTGCACCTATAAAAGCATCAGTATCAGGGCTATCGGTAGTGTCTATTACCCCGTCAACCCTATTCTCACCGCTTAGTAAGGCAAAGTCGTTGCCATCGGTAGTATTGATTACGCCTTCAACTAATACTTCGCCTATTAAAGCTGCGGTGTCATTACTATCTGTAGCGTTTAAAACTCCCGTAATAACGGGCAAACTAATGTCCGATATTGCTAGTTCAGAAAAGGCGTTAAAGCCAAGCATTTACAGCACTACCCAGCGTGAGCCACTCGATACTGTAACTGTTACACCATTTGATAAGGTGACTGGCCCTGATGACATTGCGTTATCACCACTTGCAATCGTATAGTTTGCCGATACAGTCTTGCTATTAACCACAATTCCATTGGTGGCATTGACCGCTTGGGCTTTTAAAGTTGTGCCGTCATAAGTCAGGTTAGCCGATTGGTTAGGCGTTGTCGTTCCTTGACCATACGGGATATAGTTGGTCGTATAGGTAAAGGCGTTTGCCTTGCTGTTAAAGGTAGTCCAATCGGTAGAACTTAACGCACCTCGATTGGTAGCTGACGCTGTTGGTACTTGTAGCGTGATTACAGGGGTCGTAGTGCCGTTTGCAACTGTAGAACTAAGGTCTGTGCCTGTCGTACCTAAAGTTAACGCAGCAACGCTTGTAACTGTTCCTGTGTATTGGTCGTTACTTGTAATTGTAAAGTTAGGGTAAGACCCTGAAATACTTGTAGTACCAGCACCCGTAAGGCTGACTGTTTGGTCGGGGGCGGTATTGGTAATGGTTACCGCACCAGTAGCACCACTAACGCTAATGCCTGTACCAGCTACCGCAGAAGTCACACCTGTATTAGTCAAGGCTACTGTGTCATTAGCCTGAACTACGGAAAGCCCTGTGCTTCCAGTTACCCTTGTTTGGAATGAAATACGAACAGTAAGGATGCCTGAACCGCCTGAACCGGATTTAGCTACCGCAGCAGCAATAACAACAGGGCCACTTGCAGGGTATGTCTTTGTAAACCCACCAGTTACGGCAGAGTTGTAATAAAGAATGTCACCATCCAAGAAAGCTGATGTATTAACACCTTTTAATGTTCCTGTGTTTTGAATTAAACCAAATGCGTTGTTGGCTATATTTTCAGCAGCTACACCAATAATGGCTTCAGCAAATGGGATGGCAGTAGCTGGAGCAGCAGTCAATACGCCACTTGAGCCAACCGCACCAGTAAACATACATAGCTGACCTTTGGTGATAGCAGAACTAGCTTTTACATAAAAGAATGTATCTTCGCCAATATGTTGCACGACATTACCGCCAATCATGCCTAAACCTAGCGTATCGTTTCCGTTCCATCCAATCTGCCCAGCCGTCAAAGTTGTGGCATAAGTGGTGTCAAACGCAATGGTATCGACTGTAGAAATAGCCCCAGTAATGCCTGAGATATTAACAATAGGCTGAGATATTGAACCACTAGCATCGGTATAAACAGCTTTACCTGCGGGGTAATCGCACCAAATGGTCTTTTGCCCTGCACTAAATGTAACCACGCTACCGCTATTACTAGACGCTAAGATGGTGTCACGAGATAGGGTCGATGGGCTTGTGTATGTGCCAATACCGACTTCCCACTCTGAACCCCCATCAAGGTAAACAGCGTAATAAGTGGTATTTCCACTACCAATTTGACCAAAAGAATCATACCCCGTAACCGCACCAGCAAGGCTAAATGAGCCTGTGCCTGTGGTAGTGGTCGTTTCTTTGACCCTATCCTTTAGGACTAAAGCCATAATTTATCCTTACTGGTTTGCTCTAATAATCGTACCTGCGGAGATGCTTACAACCTGACCTGTTGCGATACTTGTATTGTTTAGTACCAAGTCGGCATCACTAGTAGCTACCGACCCATCCATCACTACAGTTGAGCCGTTAGATTGGGTAATTCTAAAGAATGACGCAGTTCCAGTAGCCACCGCAGTTCCATTGGTCACAGTCGATAAGGTAATCGTTCCGTTGCTATCCGTACCAAATGAGCCTGATACTGTCAAAGTAACCAGTAGGGTTTGCCCTGATATGGCTGTATTGGCGTTAGCAGGTTGGCTACCTGAATAGATGTTGATTAAAGAACCTGACCCAGCATAGGTAATAAGCCCATTTTGTTGGGCATTACGAGTTCCGTTGGAATATTTAAGGTTGGTTGGCATTATTGGACTCCTATGATTTTGCCGTTCTCGTCACGCAGAACTTGTTTGGGTTGGTTTAGTCTGTCAATTAAAGCACCTAAAGTAGCCGTCATGTCTTGATTACCTTGTGCAATAGCGTTAGCTATGGGGGCTAGGGGGTGTTCTTGTGCCCGTAGCATATCCTCATCCATTGTGTATTCTTCAGCAATTCCCTCGCCACTATCTACACCTGCTGAGATACGAGCCGTTTCAATCTTAGCCCCGTTATTGATATAAGCAAGCAAGAGTTGAGTATTACGCTCAGTCATCATCTTCATCTGAGCTAACTTCATCTCCATCTCTCGGTCTTGAGCATTACGCTGTTCTTCAAGTTGGAATTTAAGTTGATTCTCTTGTGCCTGATATTCCTGTTTAGCCTTTTCAAATTCAATTTGAGCAGCCATCTTTTGCTGTTCCAGTTGTACCGACATCTGCATTTCTTGCATCTTAGCCTGAGTCTGAGCCTGAATCTTTTGCACTTCAGGTGGGGGTGGCTTGGGTTGGCCTTCCATCGCTTTAGCTTTATTTCTAAATTGGTCGGCAGTTTCATCAATAAGCCCTTCCATACCTTTACCAGCCTTAAACGCAGTCACGCCAAACTTGAGCATCTCCATGAGTAATGGGGTTAGTTCAGGGGCTTGGGTAGCTACTGGTAAGGCTTGGTTCATAAACTGGGATAAAGCACCTAAGAACTCGATTCTGTCGGCTTTCTCTTGTTGCTCATCCTGATAAATCATCGAATCGCTAGTAACCTCAATACGGAAGTTCTTGGCGGGTTCGTCTTTCAATAGCTGTAAGGCTTGCGGTACTAACTGTTGGTCTTGTGGGCTTAGTTGCATTGCACCACTAATCTTGACAATCGTATCGTCAGTAAAGTGCTTGCAGATAATCTGAGCCTTGATACTTAGAAGCTCGGTAGCAAAGTCAACGACTGCGTGTTGCATATTCTTAAGTCTGCCTGCTGCGTTATTTGACTTAATAATCTGAGCACCAAGCGTTTCATTGGGGTCAGTCTGTCCCCGTTGAATGTCGGCAATACCCATAATCTCGTAAATCTGACCCTTGACTTGCTCCATAGCCTGATAAGCCATCGTCAAACCTTGAGCAATTGGGGTTATATCTACTAGGTCAATAGCCCCTTTCATGCCTTGTTTCTCAGCAAAAGCAGCCCAGTTCTTAACAGGTATCAGGGTGTTGTTCTCGCCCTCAGAGAATAGTCTTGCAAGGCTAGGTTCGGATGCGTCATAGACACCCCGTACTTTCAAGGCGTTAATAAAGCCATCTATGCGGTCTGCAAGCGTGTCTAATTGCTTGGCTTGGTCTTGGTATAGTACAAAGTCAGGCACAGGCTCTAAGCTGTCTGTAGTCAATGTGGCGTACATTGGTTTAGGGCAAGGGAAGAATCCCTCTAACTGTAGTGGGTCATCCTTTTCATCAAGAATCTCACCCATCGACTTGCTAACCCAAAAGACTTTGCCTTGTTCTTTATCCCAAATCTCATAGATACAGGCTTGGAAATGCTCGGCAGTCATTTGTTTGGTAGCCCATTTGTCTGACTCAGGCTTAGTATCTAGCGGAATCTTGCTACCAACTTCTTCACCAAAGCGGTCAATCAGAGCTTGTCGGCTCATATAGACTTTACGCCATACGGCTGTTACTTCTTCCCAAGTCCGTCCAACAGTATGACCAAAATCACGCCAATGCACATAATCAACAGGGGCACACTCATATTCAATGCGTTCCTGCGACTCCACCAGTTCAGCGTTTTCCGTTTCTGCTTCATCGGCATCCTCTGTAATCTGTAGCCCATCTTCGGGCATTTGACCTGCAATACCTTCGTTGATGTTATTTTGCTCTGCAACAATATGTGGTTCATAACGAACCCATGCTGTACCTCTACCACCTAATAAGCGGTCAAGCACAGCGTTATCCATAGCGGAACGATAATCATGGTAATGCTCGACTTCGTACTCTAAAGCCCGTTCTAGCATCATTGACGCTACTCGACCTATTGGGTCGTTATCTCTAAATCTTCGGCTTACATCGGGGCGTGGGAGTCTAGCAAAGATGGCAGGCTTAATGACCTGAACATTAGACCAAAGGATATTAAAGCGAGCATTGGGGTTATTACGGGTACGGCTGTCATCACGATAACGCTTAATGATTCTTGGTACTCTTGCTTCCCATTCCCTAAAAGACTTGTCGTACTGGGCGATGGTGTTGTACCAATCTTCGTAAGTCTTGTTTAGCGTATCGTTCATAGTTAATACCTTTGATATTTATTTTGTGGGGCGGTTTTCCACATTTCCTCTAGCGTAACCTCATTCTGTCCAACAACGATGCCACGAATCGGTGCGTTTTGCTTCGCAATTTCTGCTTCATCTCGCCAAGCCACAGAAAGCATCCTAAAAGCATCCGCTCCATGACTAGTCCAATCATGTCTAGGCTTATCTCTAAATACTTTCTTATCTTCATCGTATTCCCGTTGGTACTGACGCAAACATTCAATGCCTTCTGAACACTTCATGGCATCAAACCAAGTGCGACTTAACGCCATTCTTGTAGCTTGTATGCCGTCTTGTAATGACAGATTAGGTACGATTTTAAACAAATTTCCGCTTTTTAGGGGCAATTTATCTATTAATTGTTCAATTATTGACTTACCACCGCTTGCTAAAGTCTTTGCTCGTGCATCGTGTGGTAGCCAATGCGTACCATATTCGTATGGTCGTTCTTTAATTTGGTTGGCGTAATACACAATCGGTTGCCCATGAGCTTCGTGGTAATCCAATACCCGTATCTCTCCATGTACGACCTGATACCACCATATAGCCGTAGCATCGTTAAAGCCCAAGTCCCAAGCCGTATGCACAGGGAATAAGGTATCGCACTCAACCTTGTCAATACGCCCTGCATCGGTCAGTAACCGCATCTCTGTGCCGTATATAGCCCCAATGATGGCAGCTTCAAAGCTACATTCAAACTCTTGCTGATATTGGTCAACGCTCATAGACTTTAGGGCATCGTCTAATTCAGCCTGTAAGATTAATTGGGTCTGACTAGCCCGTAAGACAGAGCTATACCATTCATTCTTATTAATCGTGGCGTACTGGTATATGTCGTAAAAGGTATTATGACCCTTTGGCGTACCAATAAATGTAGCCCAACCTTGTCTGTCAGCCAATAGGGGTCGAATTACCTCGCCCCATATCTTTGGCTTCATGTCGGCATATTCGTCTAGGACTACGCCATCTAGGTATAAACCCCGCAAAGCATCAGGATTGTCTGCACCAAATAGACGAATTCTAGCCCCGTTGAATAACTCCACCCACAACTCTGAGATATTGTGCTTAACCCTAGCAGGCTCGCTAAACTGCATAAGGTAATCAAAAGCAATAGACTTAGCTTGAGCATAGTACGGGGCAATGTAGGCATATCGGGCATTTTCCTTAGTTTCGGTCAAAGCTCGCCAAAGAATGTCGTTAATACAGGCTACAGTCTTACCAGCCCTGCGGTGGGCAATAATCACAGCCCATCGTTGTTGTCTGTTATGGAAGTCCTCAAATACAGTTCTTGGGGTGTATAGCTCTATGACCCGTTCATCAAAGTCTATTTCTTCCATGTAACCACATAACGGATGGGTTTATCTTCGCTACCAGTATGCTCAGTACGGGCTAGTTTAGGTACATGGTATTCAGCCACTTGCATAAAGCAGTCGAATGCGTGTTTAGGGCCATATTTGGGGTCATCAGCAATCGCTACTAGCCACTCTTGTAACTTATGGCTATTACCATCAACAAAGCGTGCTATGGCTTCTCTAGCCAATGCGGTTGATTTATTAGGGCTACCAGCAGGTCTGCCAGCACCTTTGATATTTCTTAATTGTTTATTTTCCATACTTATCCAAGTGATTGATTAAGTTAGGGTTTATTCTACTACCTTTTTTAGTTCTTGCTCAATAATTTCTTTACGGGTCATTGGCTTGCTGTTTTGTTCTAGTATCTTTACATTGCTAGGGTCAAATACTACAAAGTTAGATGTGCCGTCATCAGCACCCCTAGACATAGCATCCTTATAGCGTATACCTTTAATTCCTACTTCACTAAATTTTTGTGATGTCAGTTGTGGATTGTCTTGTACAAATTTTTGATATATGTCTTGACCTTTAGGATTAATTGGTTGTTTTGGTAAAGGTTTACTAGCATCATTCATTAATGCGTCAAGTAAAGCATCATCAAATTGGCTTAATTTTTGTTTGTCAGTTTTAATACCTAGTTTTGCAAGTGCTTCTTGTACCTGCGGTGTTTGTTGCAACAATGGCTTATCCCAATCCAGCATATTAGGGATGTATTCATCAGGTATATCTACTTTGTATAAATTGCCTTCTAACTTAGGCACATTACCTTTATTTAGCAAATTAAGCGTTTCTTGATATTTAGCTTTAGATTCTTCATATCCAAATTTACCTTTTTGAAATTTTTCCAAAGAATCAATATTTTTTAACACATCTTTTTTAGCGGCATCATAATCGAACAAGTTTTGCCTTAAAAACAACTGTGCATCGCCTAATGGCGTATTAGGGTATTTGAGATTTTGTTTTGCGTATTCCATTGCTACTGGTTTGGCTTCAGCAAAATACATACCATGCCCATAAGCCTGTGCTCCTTCGCCAGTTCCTATTTTGCTTATGTCAAACTTGCCTTTAATGGTATGGGGTGTGCCATGATAAGCAACGATGCTTGGCATAAAACCTTGATTTACCATGTAGTTTTCAGCCATCTGCCCTGCTTTGGGGGCTAATGCTTTAGCAACTGGTACTACTGCGGGGGTTGCCATAGCAGCATAACCAAATGGCTCACCTTGTTCGTAGCCTTGCATATAAGCTTGGTAGTTGGGGTCTAATACTGTGCCTTGTTGAGCGGGTAATCCTGTAGCACCTGCCGCAAACCCAGTTTCTTTAGGTAATGCGTTTTTGCCTGTCAAAAGCTGAACAAACGCCTGTGGATTAGTCACAAAGCGTTGTGCTTCAGTTGGCAGATTAACTAACTTATCTGCACCTTGACGGAGCAAATCGGCTAATTTATCCATTTATGCCATCTGTTTAACAAATTGGTTAAAGTGCTTAGATAGCTCTGCTTTACGCTTCATACGCTTATCTTCGTTCTTTTCTAGCGTGGTCTGTTTGTGCGGTTGCAACAAAGAGTTTTCAGGTTTAATCTTTTCTTTTTTAAACATTACATATCCTTCATCTTATCGGTAAGCATTTGTTTTCTAGTCTTTTTGGGCGGTTTTGCGGTCTTAGCCGACTCAATAAAGTCTTGTTTGCTAGGGGCATCTTTGCTACCAACCTTGTTCATCTTTTCGCCTGAACCCGCCTTAATCCTAGCCCGTTTGCGGTGAATATTGGCATATAGTCCGTCTTTCATGCTTTGCTTTCAATGTATTTGCCGTAGGCTTCTTCTAGCTTATTCTTGCGGTTGCCTTTGGCGTACTTACGCTCAGTTGCAAGAGCAATAGCTACGGCTTGTTTCTTCGGTTTGCCAGCTTCCATCTCTTTTTTGATGTTTTTGCCTACCGCTTCTTTGCTACCTGATTTGACTAATGGCATGATTTATCCTTTTATTTCAAGAATTTAAGTTTATAAGTCGTAGTGTTAATTAAGTCGGCAATTTCATCAATAATGTTCTGTAGTTCGCTGTCTTGCGGTAAATCTTGGCGGGCTTCTTTAACAAAGTTCTGTAAAGATTCCATGTAGCGTAAAGGGTCTTTAGGTTGGTGGTACACATTTGGAAATGCGGTGAACTTACCATAAATACCAGCGTGGGATTCAGCAAAGCTGTCAGTTAAATCTACAATAGCTTCGTAGTATTTTTGCAACGCTTTGTGGCGTGAGTAGGAATCCGTTGTGAAATGGAAGAAATGCGTGTTAGTCGCAGAATGTAGCAATGTAGCTACGAATAATGCACAATTTTCCATAGAATCTCCTTTACATACCCAATTATATTAGGTTTTTTGCAAAATCCATACACTCCAATAAGGGTAGGCGTTAAAAAAGTTATCGTCTTTATCCTCTGTTGGTTTGTATTTAGACCTAACAAATTTGTTATATGCCTCGACATCAAACATAAATCCATGCTTTTGGAATAGCCTATACCAGTATTCAATCGGCTGAATATTGCAATGTGTAGGGTCGCCCATATACATTTCTTTGGTTTCCCCATCCTTGACGGCATCTAAGCAAATAAACAAACGCCCTGATTTCTTGATAATTCTTGAAAATTCTTGAAGAATGGCATCCATCTGTTCTTCGGGAATATGCTCTAAAACTTGGGCGGTATGCACCAAATCAACGCTTTCTGTTAGGGCGGGGGTGTCAGCAATAGACCCACAAACCAATTCATTGGCGTAATACTCAAAATGGGTACGACCTAACCCAATCATGGCATCATTTAAATCTACCCCTAAAACACGCATATTGAGCTTTTGAAAGCCTTTTAGGATAGAGCCACACGCACACCCAGCATCTACAACAAAGCCGTCACGAGGCGTTTTACAGGCTTCTACAACCATTTTGGCGTATTCTTCTTGCCAGTAACCATGCCCAAGATAATCTAAACCAGCGTCTTTATGCTCGTCATAATAGTCTTGGGTGTATTCGGTGACTTTAAGATTGTTCACTAACACGAATTAGTCCTATTGCCCGTAAAGCAGATTCAGGGCTATCTACCCGACTAAGTGGCCCACCCTTCCAGTTGGCTATAAATTTAAGTTGGTCTGCGGTGAACTTAGCTTTAGCGTCACGCTTAACTTCCATCAAGATAGTTTCTCCGTTAAAGCACACCATCAGGTCAGGTATTCCTCTGCCTACCATTGATAAAATATAGACATCTGCCCCCGCTTTTCTGAGGGTTTCTACTATTTCTGTTTGATTTGCATCGGTTCTTTTGGCGTATGCCATTGTTTTTTAACAATATTCAGTTAAGATATGCTAACTTTATCACGATTAGGGTCTTATATGGCTAAAAATCAGTATGGTGATTACATTGGTGATGACGAATTTATAGAGAAATGGCGAGCATATCCTAGCCCTACAGCATTAGCAGAACATTTAGGTATCGGTGTTCGTGCCGTTATGAATCGTAGGCGGTCAGTAGAAATTAGGCAGAACATAGAACTTGTAACCGACCTTAGTTATAAACAAGAAAAAAGCAAAGATTATATTGAGAGAGCTAGGGCTGACAAGGCAAAACGCCAAGAATTACTACAAGAACGCCTAGATGCTGCCACCCATAGCGTTAGACGGGGTATGGAGTTAGAAAAGGGTCGAGTCATTATCTTTTCGGATGCCCACTTTACCGACTGCACTACAACAGGGTTTAAAGCCCTTATTAAATTTATTGAGCATTTCAAACCCAAAGCTATTATCTGTAACGGAGATGCGTTTGACGGGGCTGTATTAAGTCGATTCCCAAAGATTAACTATGACCGACAACCTAGCGTATTAGACGAACTAAACTACTGTAAGACGCATTTAGATGCTATTGAAAAGGTTAGACCTGCGGGCTGTCGGTTAATTTGGACTCTAGGTAATCACGATATGCGTTATGAGTCGGCTTTGGTGGCTCGTGCCCCTGAGTTTTCGGGGGTGGATGGCTTTAACTTAAAGTACCATTTCCCCCATTGGGAAACTTGTTGGTCATTTTGGGTCAATGACGATACTGTAATTAAACATAGGCATAAAGGCGGTAGGTACGCAGGTTATAACAATGTCCAAGCCAGTTTTAGTAATATATTTACAGGGCATACCCATGTCTTAACTCTAAGCCCTATATCAACTTTTGACCAAAAGACTTACTGGGGTGTACAAACAGGCACTTTAGCCGACATCAATGCGGATAGCTTTAGCTATACAGAAGATAACGCAAAGGATTGGCGACAAGGGTTTGTTATGGCTTCGTGGGAGCGTGGTAGGCTTTTAATGCCTGAGATGATTCAAGTTTGTGGGGAAAACGAGGTAGAGTTTCGTGGTGAAATATTAGAAGTATGAAGATTACGCCTGAAATCTTATCTAATTTATACGGGTCATTTTGCTGTGCTTACCCATTTAGTAAGTGGGATATGCCTTTGCCCCAAGAAGTGAAATTTGAGATAACGCAAGATGTAGATGCGATGGGAACTTATTTGCTAGACACAGAAGAAGATTACCAGCATTACATCACCATTTCGGCTGCTAGGTGTGCGTTTTGGGACACCATCTGTAGAACATTAGCCCACGAATGCGTCCATATGAGTTTTTATCGTCAAAAGGGCGATAAATGGATGTCACATGGCAAAGAATTTCGTAGGCGTTGCCGTATGGTTGCAGAAGAATTTGGCTTTGACCCGCTAGAGTTGTAGCCTAGCCTTGACTATACCTAGTAAGGTATCGAACTCAATTTGGTGGTATCTCTCGAAAGCCTTTGCTCCGAGTCCATGCACACCTGTAGCACCTCTGTGATGCTCGGTACATAAAGGAAGTATTGGTGCTTCTGACCGCTTTCCACCGAATCGTCTGACATGGTGAAGCTCTGCGGGGGTGTCATGGTAGCCCATGTGGTAGCATAAGACGCAACCAAGTCTTGCAATATCGTCATGGCGTTTTTTATCCTTTTTGTTCATTAGCGTAGTCGTACCACATTAGATAGAAAGCCTTAAATTCGTCAACCCCGTTGCCTAGTTTAGTGCATCCAAAGGGTTGGACTTGCCAAAAGTTCTCTATAACTAACTGGTCATCTGTGTTACCTTGCACAATAACGACTGTAAATTTAGGGGTTTTAGCAAAGGCTTGCAATAAGCGTTTTTGACCCTCGCTAACCTTTTCATTGGGGCGTTTCCACTCCATCACCAAAAACTTACCATTACGCTCTGCAATCCCATCTATGTTACTGGGGCAAAAGTTTTGGTTAGTAGGTATTAAGCCTTTGAACGCACCATAGTCAATATGGGTGGCGTAGGCATTACGCATTATCTTATTGAATGTTTGCATCTTTTTGCAGTACATCCTCTAGTTCTTGGGCATAGTCGGTTATATCGCAACTAAGCAAATAGGCTTCGGTATGGTCATTTTTAAGTTTAAGTTCATGCACCCGTTTAATGGTGCGAGTTAAATCTAGGAATACTTCTGCAAATCCTCTCATCGTGTCAACCTTTCTAAGTTTCTGTCATTAGCTTGTTGGGTACGCCATGCTTCAAAACGCATCTTAGCGGCTTCTAATTGCCATCTAAGGGCTTCTTTTTGCTCTACCGCTACCCCTATGGCTTTGCATAAGTCTTGGTATTCAGGACTGCGATAGGCTTCCCGTTCCTGTGCCCCTAACGATTGTTCTTCGGTCTGCGACATCTTGATGGCTTTAAGACTATGCCTAAAGTTCTCAAGCTGGGCTAGTTCACCGCTTGCCTTAGCATATTGCGGTGCTGTTTTGAATATAAAGTCTATTGCTTCGTGCGGGTCATACTCTTTCATCTAATCTCTCCATTAATAATTGCCATGCAACAGCAGCCACTTGCGGTACTTGTCCGTTGCCAAGGGCTTTAAGTCTGTCCACTCTTGCGGCCACCCCATCAGCCACTCGTAAAGGTTCGGGTTGATTGAAGATGGTATGTAAGTTCCATTGGCTTTGGCTGTTCTTGTCGCTCCCGAACCCCCAGCGTTGCCCCCGCCCGATGGTGTTGTCGGTGTTGGCCATATTACCCCCCGTTTCTGCATGGCTTTCCTGCTGTTGCTGCCCCCTGAACTGCCTGTTGTTGGGGTATGGAAAAACTTCTCGTTGTCGGGCAACAATCCAAATTCTCTTTCGGTGATGTTTAGCCCCGATGTCTGACGCTCCCAGCACTCCCCATTCCGCATCGAACCCCATGTTGGCCAAGTCTGCGAAAACTCGGTCAAGTCCTCTATGAGTGAGCATTGGGCTGTTTTCCACGAACACGAACTTTGGTCGTACTTCGCAAATGACCCTTGCCATTTCTTTCCACATTCCTGACCGCTCTCCGTCAATCCCTGCTCCTTTGCCTGCGGCAGAGATGTCTTGGCATGGAAAACCACCCGATACGACATCAACAATTCCTCGCCAAGGTTTTCCGTCAAAGGTTTGTACATCATCCCAAATCGGGAAACTTTCGAGAAGGCCGTCATTTTGTCTGGCGCACAGTACGCTTGCTGGGTATGGCTCCCACTCGACTGCACAGACTGTTCTCCATCCAAGCAACTTGCCCCCAAGTATTCCTCCACCAGCACCTGCGAAAAGAGCCAACTCATTCAATCCATTCCCCCCAATTACCTCTGTTTTTTTTACTATATTGGTCAGCGTAGCCTTTAAGTAAATTACTATCAATTTGGTATTTTGATAGGTATTCTCTAAACTTTGCTAACCCCCATTGACTACGCCATTTGCATAACTGCCGTACTGCACATTTGTATTGGTGTTCAATCAATCTCCATACCCATTCGCATCATACATTTCTTTTTTAAGGTTTCGTAGCTATCGTATCCGTTACCAAGTATTCCTAGTTCACGAGCTTTGTTCTCAATACCTTGTTGGCTAAACATCCACGACCTGTCCACCTTTTCTTTGGCGGGGGTCATGTCTAAAACATCTTCCCATCGTGCAGCGTTTATCCAACTGGCAGGGTATGGAATATAGTCTATTTCGGTGCGTTTAAGTTGCCAATGTCTAAGGTGTTTAGGCAAGGCTTCTAAGGCTTCACGCTGTTCAAGGTCAGTCAATCTTTTCCAAGCAATTTCAGCTTTTTTCTTTGCGACCTTTTTGGGCCAATTTATCCAAAACTTTTCAAAATCCACACATCCCCCTATTTTGTTGCAAGTATATAAAGTCCAACATTACTAAAAGCATAACCGCTATATACAACTGCCATAGCTGTATTACCTTTAAAGCCTTGTTCTATACCTATATAGGCATAAATAAGACCCGTCACAATAATTAACCAAGAACTCAAAATGGTGCATCCTCAAATTTAGGTTTATCAGCTTTAACAAACTGGTAAGTCCAATCGGTATAAGTTTTAATTAAATGCTCGGCTTCATGCTTAGTCTTTACTGTACGCATTAATTCGCCATTTTCGTCATAAATCTTGTAATGACTATACGCATTAAGTCTGTCCTCAGTTGTAAATGTAGTCATTGTAAAACCCTTGGGCTAGGTGGGCTTGGTGGACTCATAGGTACTGTATAGCTAGGCGTACCAATAGCATAACCTTGCGGTGTAACGACCTGATTTGAGTAAATTGTGGCGTTTTGCACCACCCCCTGATTGTTTACTATTTGAACCTGATTACCTTGTTTTTGTACATAATAAGAAACATTTCCCTGTGGATTTGTAACCACATAAGTTTGAGCCATTACAGGTGTTGCGGTGATTAATGCGGTGATTAGTAGTTTCATTATTCCCCCTTAAAGACTGTAGGTTAAGTTTACTTAATAATAAGGTATATAGGTATAAACCCTTATAACTCATAAGTATTACATTAACGCCTATAAAGTAACCTATAAGTTACATTATGTTGGTATATATAATTTACATATAACTTTTTGTATTAAAGAACCATTTACTTGCAAGCTCTTTTCCCATAGAACGACCAACGCCACAAGTGGCGATACTGTCAAGAGATGTATCGAGTAACGACTCTACCCAAGCTGGCTTGACCCAGTATCTTGGCGGCTATCGCAGGTGTCGACCCTCGCTCCGATGCTGAATCTCCATCGGCCTCTAGCCCATCCCCGACTTTTTCTAACACCCTGTCGTTTCGGGTGGCAGAAATAGAAAAACCCCTTTGGGTTGCTCTAAGGTGATGTTGCTTAATAAATGGCTCTATTCATTTACTAAACACTCAGAACAACCCAAAAGGGTCTTGTGTATAGAGCTACTTACTAGACAGACATCACTCTGCCCATACAGTATAACGCTATTTCAAATCTTGCTCAACCATCTGACAGAAAATAGAACACTCAATATTGGGTTCTTGGGGATAGTTTCCATCTGTGGGCTTTAATTCATCAAGGTAGCGGTCTTTAAATATGGTCTGCTTTTTAAATCTTTCGAGCTTTGCCATGCGGTCAAAATGCTCAGGAAAGTCCACTTTTATCTTGTTCCAGTAGCCCATACCACCCTTAACGCACCCAATACAGTTGTTATTGTGATAGCCAAGCTTGTACATAGCTGGAAGTTCAATATTGGCGTTTTTAAGGATAGCAAGGCAATCTTCCTTACCTAAGCCTTTATCTATAAGGGGTGTCCATATGTTGACATCGGCATTAGCGTCTATAAATCGGTCTAATCGGGCTTGTTCTTCTGCGGTGTACCCAAATACTTGTCTGTCTGTAGGCTTCTCAAAACGCTCCCGAATCTGCTTTTTTAAGGCTCTAGTGCATGGAGCACCTTTGGGGGTACGGATGTAGTTCTTTTCAAATACCCGATAGATTGACCTGTCGTAAAAGTCATTCCCAAGAATTTCAATCTTTTGCCCAAACCATTCCTCGCACTCGGCTAAGAATCGCTTGTTATCAGGGTGTTCTTCTTTAACTTCTGTGTAAGCTATAACTACTTCGCCTGTAGCTTCTTTTAGGGCTATTTTTGTAGCTACGGCACTAGCAGCACCGCAAGAAAACCAGCAAACTGTTCTCATCGTAGCTCAGGCCATATCAACTGGTATGAGTCAGGAAATAAGTCTTTACGGCTTACTAAACCTTTGGATTCTTGTTCTAACAAAGCCCCCAAATAAACCATTTTATCGGCAGGAATCCCTGAGTTTTTCCACATACTTACAGCAGGTACGCTAATTTTGCAGATTTTGGCTATTTTGGTAGGCCCACCCAGTAACTCGATAATTTGGCTATCGGTAAACACTTTTTTCTTCATTCAATTATCTTAACATTAAATAGTCACATTTATCCAACACTTACAAATAAATTTGCACAAACGCTTAAATTGCCTTAATATGGTGGTACAGCATAAGCTGTTTACTTTTGGAGATGATTATGGATGACTTACAGGAATTACATAACGAACAGTTGCAAGACCAAGAACGCCTTGAAATAGCTTTAGACAAGGCAGAGGATGGCGATATGTTGACTTTGGCAGAGATAGACCTAATCAGGTTTCATTGTGGACTCCCTAACAAGCGTAGGGTTAATCCATTATTGACTGCTATTGTGGATGATTTTTCTAATATTTTTGGGGGGAAACAATGATTGTGACAGGCACAACTACAGAAAAGAAAGAGTTTAAGGTAGCCCCAGTAGGGTCGCACCTAGCTCGTTTATACCGAATTATTGACTTAGGTACACAGAAGTCCGAGTACATGGGTCAAGTCAAGATGCTACGCAAAGTGAAATTCTTTTGGGAGCTTCATGGCGATGATTTAAAGATTGAGGGCAAACCCCTTATCCAAACACGCAACTACACGCTGTCGCTAGGCGATAAGGCTTCGTTACGGAAAGACTTGGAATCTTGGCGTGGCAAATCATTTACCGATGATGAGTTGCGTGGCTTTGACTTACGCAATTTGTTAGATAAATGGTGCATGGTTACTGTTCAGCATAGAACCGCTAATAACGGCAATACCTACGCTGATGCGGTGGCTATTACGCCAGTTCCTGCAATCGTACAAAAAGCGGGTGTACCACAGGGCGTAAACCCTTGCATATTGTTTGACTTGCAGAAGTTTGACCAAGAAGTTTTTGACAGCTTATCGCAAGGTCTAAAAGACCAAATCATGCTGTCAGCCGAGTACCGCAATACTTTTAATAAACCTGATGTAAATAAGCAGTTGCAAGACGCAGCAATAGAGGACGATTCCGTCCCGTTTTGAGGGGGTAACCTTTAGGAGCGAGCTATGAACCACATGATTAAAGACTTTATTGACCAAAAATATACAGTCAAGACCTTTCAAGAACGGGGCTACGATGAAGAAGTACCCATCATCGGGTTTGCTCAAGATGACTTGGAAACTGTCATTAAGACTGTGGTTCAGGCTTGTGCCGACAGGGTTAAAAACCTAGAAGATAGAACGGCAATACTACAGTTAATGTAATGTTTAACAGGGGGAATTATGTTAGTGAAAGAGAATACAAGTGAGAGCGGTCATTGGTACTTACCCGATGGCAGTCCAGCCTATCGCATCGTTGGCAAGAACGGGAAAGAAAGAAACTCAACTGTCAAAGACGCAAGAGAACATGGCTTACTGCCCTCAGTTACCACAATTATTGGTTGTGCGTCAAAACCCGCATTGGATGTATGGAAACAACAACAAGCCATATTGTCCGCTCTTACATTACCTCGCTTAGAGGGTGAATCTGAGGAAGATTGGCTAAGTCGGGTTGTTGCTGATAGCAAGGAAACCGCTAAATCGGCAGCAGAGCGTGGCACTCAGATACATGGGGTCATAGAAGCCTTCTACGAGGGCATTTATATACCTGAGCTACCACCTTATGTCCGAGCCGTAGAAAATGCCATAAACGAGCATTTTGGCTCACAGCTATGGATTTCTGAGAAGTCCTTTGCTTATGGTGGATTTGGCGGTAAATGCGACCTAGTTGCCAAGTCAGGCTTTGTGGTTGACTTTAAAACGACTGAGAAAGACCTAGACAAGCTCGATTACTTCTTTGACCACCAAATGCAGTTATCAGCCTACCGAATGGGGTTTGAGATGCCCAAAGCTCGGTGTGCCATTGTTTATGTCAACGCCCTACAAAATAAGGCTAAACTAGTAGAGATACCTGAAGATGACCTGAGAATTGGGTGGGAATGTTTTACCCATTTATTAGCGTTTTATAGGGCTAAAAACAAACTATAATGATTACGGGGTGGCGGCAATCCCCCTGCCACAATCTCCTTCACACTGAGGGCCACCCCACCTTTTCGCAGGGCGTTAAGCCATCGCAAGAGGATGTAGCAAGTAACGAATTTTGTGGCTTTCTGCGTTACATGAAACAGCTACCAAATCTGCCCTGTTGCTTTTTAGCCACATATTAAATAATTCTTGCACAAATAGTTAAGTTGGCTTAATATTTAATCGTTGTTTAACTAAGGGGGATTTATGAAAGACTTTTTATTAGGTATGGTTGCAGGTGTGTTGGCATTTGGCATACCTGCTATTGTTTATGTGTGGAGAACTGGGGGAATATCATGATTGGTACTGTAACGATTGGCGATACGCCTATTGATGTATATGGCACAGAATGTTCTGCTGAACCTGATGTGGGCATTATGGGCAATTATGTTGAGATTGAGGACTTAGAAGTAGGTGGTATTAGCATTTATGAGATGGTTGGTAACAGCCCAATCTTTGACCAAATCCAAGAAGCAATTAACGATATGGTGAACTCATGAATCCATTTGTAGCTACAATTTTATTTGTGTTATTTGCAGTAGCGTGTACAACTCTAGGTTATGGTTTAGCGAGCTATCTATGAATGTCCCATACAATAACGGCAAAGTCAGCATTGGTAAGTATTATGTGCCACCTAAGTATGTCGAAAAAGACACCGATATGCTTGAACTTCAGTCTTATTTAATTCACGACCCAGCCCGTCTTAACAGGGCGTATTGGACTGAAAAAGGTCTGTTGCTACTAGGACTCTTTATTGTCTTGGTTATATTCCTCAAGAGCTAGTTTTCTAGCATCCTCAACCCGATTAAGCCACCCTTTAATAAAGCGAGCTTGGTCGGGTTTTCTTGCAACTATGCCTTGATAGAAGTCTGCCCTAGCGTCTGAAAACTTTGCAATAAGGTCTTTAGGGTTTGCATCATTAATTGCTGCCATAGTCTTAGGCCCGATAACTCCATCAGCCACGCATCCGATTGCCTGTTGTAGCGTCTTAACGCTTCTGCCTGTGCCTGCATTAACGGCAAAATCGAATACCACATAATCTAAGCCTTTCGGTAGGACTTCACAATAACTGGAGTTCCAATACTTTAGTTTATACATTGAGCCGACTTTTTCGGGGGTCAAGGCTCGCATATCAGCTTCAGATACAGGATGACCCACAAATTCTTCCCAAACACGCTTAGTAACGCCTAGATTGGTCATACCGCCTGAGTCTAGGGGGTCATTAACAAAACCGCCCTCGTGCTTTAGGATGCGTTTTAAAGCCTTTTCAAACTCACCTGTCATTTCTTAGCTTTCATCTCAATAATCTTTTCAGCCGTTCTACCACCAAAATAGGCTAAAAACACGATTTGTCCCCATTGACCGAGCAACTGCACATAGTTCTGATTAGCGTCATACCCAAAGGCTGACATCATGGCAAATAGGAAATAAGCCCCAAAAATAGCGATTAGAGCCATTGGGCGAATGTTTTTGGATAACCAAGAGTCGCTAGACATATCGGCTTCCCAACGCTTTGTAACCTCTTGGGCTTCGGCTATATCGGCTTGCATCTTAGCCAGTTCGCCTTCTTGTTGGAGTTTTACCAGTTCTAGTTGTGCTTTGGCTTTAGCTTCAGGGTCAGGAATGAGCTTGTCAATGAGCTTAGTGCCGATGTCTAAAATAGCGGTCAATGGAAACATTATTTATAACCCCATACTAAAAAATAAGCTATTACGCCAGCTATTGCAAAACACCAAAACTGTGCATTTCTAGCCTTGTTTAAATCTTTGTTAAATTCTTTCTGAAAATCTTTCTCTTGCTTCTCTAGCTTGGCTTTGAGGGCTTCGACTTCTGCCCATCGTTTGCCGTATTTTTTAAGAAAATCTGCCCTAATCTGTGCTTCTTCTCGTCTAACTCGTTCTTCGTGTTCCCATTGAATCAAGACCCGTTTTAGGAATAACTCTTTGCGAACTTCGTTTTCTCGTAACTCTCTGCGTCTATCTATGTTCCTTTGTACTGCAACATCGGTGGCTTCTTTTTGTACATTCTCAATACTTTTAGACAGTTCTTTAGCCGATTGACGGCTTGTATCAAGGTTACTGGTTAGGGTTTTAATCCCTTCGTGAAGTTCCATAGTTTCATTTTGGCAAAGACCACCCATGAGTTGTTAGGTAGGCATAGCCTAAACCAGCTACAAAGACATAAAACAATGTTCGTATAGAGAACCAACCAAACTGGGTTACTTTCTCGTTTAACCACTCTTTAATGGCTTCTTTGACGATTTCTTTTTCAATCTCGTTAGCCATTTTTTTTCCTGACAGTAGGAGTTTTCTTGACGGCAGGTTTGCGTTTAACCGCAGGTTTTTTGGGCGTGGCTTTTATTGTGCCTTCCCAATCATTGAGTAAAGTTAGCCAATGCACCTTTTTGGTGTAGCCCATCTTATCGAAAACCCAGTCAATGATAAACATTATGGTAGGCTCGCAACAAATTGATTAGCCTGTTCTTGTGTCATCACATTCCCATCGGCATCTTGCAGTTCTGCACCAGCTAAGACTTCTTTTTTGAAGGTTTGGTAGTCTGTGTTGGCAGGTGCAAGAGGAATAGTTGCGTTATCTGCAATACGCAAAATTCCTACGGTTTCATTTGTAATAGGATTGTTTATTAGTTTATACATTTATAACTCCGCAGAAGCAGTTGAACCTGAAGCAAAAGAAGCGTAGAAGCCACCTGTATTGTTTGTTAATCCAGCCGCAAAGTCAGCAGTTGAAGTAACAACTGTGGTTGCCGCATTTCCTGTAACAGTTGGTGCAGTTCTCATAGTAGATTTATAGAACCAATTAACCGCACCTTGTCCAGCCGCACCTGATATGCTTCCATAAAGTATAGCCGCAGTAACGGCAAAATAGCGTTGGCATAAAGCTAGTTCTGTTGTGTACTGTCTGTAATCAAAGCTAGTAGCTGTAGAGCCTACCTCTAGCTGAACTCCTGTGATGTAAAAAGTTGCTCCGTTTGTGCCGACTACGGATGTTGCTCCTGTGGCTGATTTGAAATCTCCAGCCGCCCAAGCACCAGCAGTTGAACTAAACGAAGTACCAACACCCATACCAAGCCAAACCCTTATACCAACACCATTTGTAGTTAGCCAAGTTCCGCTAGTATCACCAGCAACAGTTATAGTTTTGTATTCCCAAGTATTTGCGGCTGAAATGGTATAAGAAAATGGATAACTTCTATCTGTCGCACTATTTTGAAAAGCACCGCCAAAAGTACCTGTCAAAGAACTGCGAACCCAAAAGCTAAGAGTTACAGTTTTTGCACTAGCAGTTCCCCAAGCTAAATCAGCAACATTAAGTCCTTCAATGTATTGTGCTACAACAAAATATTCAGCCGCACCAACAGTATATGCAGAAGATGAAGTGCAACCTAAATAATTTATAAAGCCTGCTGGTGGAGTAACAGAACCAGCATTTTGTTGTACAGTAAATTTTGATGATACATTTCCATAAGCAAATGTTCTGTCAACCGCAAAACTAAGAGCACCTGAATCATTTGTTAAAGAACTTGTTCCTCGTTGTGCAATCACCATCGCACCATTGATGATGCGGTTCTTGAAACCAAAGCTACTATCGGAGTTAAACTCTCCAGCCTGTGTTATTCCGTTTGTGCCGTCTAAGGTTATAGGCATTATGCTAACTCCTCATCTGTTGGTCTTGGCAATGTGGGATGCGACCAAAACTTTATATAATCGCCTTTGCCGTCTGAATCGTTTTGTAGTGTGATTACAGTCATAAAGTCTTGGTCTGTAAGGCTAGGATAAATAGCCATAATCTTTTCATATAAAGTCATTATGCTGCCCTCGCTAAAAAGCCAGACATATAAGTAGAAATTGATGTAGCTCCACCACTAACTAATAGTGTTCCTACTCCTGATATTTGAACATAAAGTTCAATATAATCAGTAGTGCCATTCATATAAATTAAAGTTGATAAAACACCATAACTTCCTGCGTTAGAGTATGGCCCATAAATTGCAATAGAATCAGCGGTGCCGTTTTTATATATTTGTATATAATTGTAAATTAATGTTGTTGATGCAGTTGCTCCTAGTGTTACATTAAATTGATAATATCCTGCGACATTTGGTGTAAAACGATTTGTGCTTGTATTAAAACAGTTAGCCGTATCAAAAACTTCTGTATCTAAAGTAATTTTTGTATTTGTCACATTGCTTACTGTTTGATTCGATGCTAAATACGCTCTAAACGCTGGCATATTACCGCTAACCATCGCTGTGCCTGTTACCGATGGAACAGTAACTAAGTTACCAGTACCCGATGCTAACTGTAATACACCGCTATTGTCAGCAGATTGGGTTAATCCACTTGTGGTTGTGGCTGTAATAATTGATGCCATTATGCTACTCCCTTCGGATACTTAACTTTGACCGCCAAGCAGTCAGCAATGTATTTATCAATCTGTGCTTGGTCACCCTTTACTACACCATCAATGTAATCGGTGATGCTTGGATATTCTGCGGCTCTTTTAGCAATATAAGCATGAGCATCTACATAAGCCTGTACTGCATCTTTATCGTATGCGACTTCGTTGCCGTCTGCATCGTAAGCTACATCGCCACGAATAGTAACTACGGATGGGTTTAATTTGTGAATAGCTATTGCAAAGTTCATGCTGCAATCTCCATAAGAGTAATTGTGCTTACATCACTAGCGTTATCTTGATTTATTTGAACTGTTCCGCTAACCCTTGCTCTTATTTGCAATTTGTAAGTTGTAGAAGAAGTGGTTGCTGGAGAGTCTAAAACAACAAATCCTGATTCTGTTACAAAATCAAATTGTGTGGTTGAATATGTATTGTTAATTTGAGCAGCAATCTCACTTGCACCTCTTAAAACTCTTAAAGAAATTGCTTGACCTGAAACGCTTTGTTTGTATAAACCTGAAGCAGTTATTAAAACTAATATTTTGCTATTTGCACTTGTTGGTGTAATAGACGCAGTAACATTTGTGCAATCAACAAATGATGTGCTAGATGTGGAAGTTAGCGTTGCTGTTGCGGCACTAACCACTTGCAACACAGAACCAGTAGGTAATGCGGCTTTAGGAATAGACTGACCGCTAGAACCTGTGGTTAGGATTGTTCCTGATACGGCTGGCAAGTCCAATACAGTAGTACCAGCAACGGCTGGTTCTTGTAATGTAACGCTACCCGATGTTGAGCCTTGTAAGACAATAGACATTATTTACTCCTTTTGTATATTTTAGTGGTTTTCATCTTACAATACCACCCATCTTTGACCGCTAGGAACAGTAACTACAGCACCCGAATTAATAGTGATTGGGCCTACGCTCATTGCGTTTTTACCTGTGGTAAATGTATAGGATGTCGTTACGATTAGGCTGTTTTCTTGAAAAACCTCATCTCCGCCACCACCTGTAGCACCACCCCCAAGTTGACCCCATTCACCGCTTTGATAGCCTTCGAATTGTCCAAATGTAGAGTTATAACGAATCATTCCTGAATTTGGGGTAGCACTTCGTTCTGCAGTAGTTCCTATTGGTAATGTAATTTGTCCTGTGCCACCAAATTGAACAGTATTATTAATGCCGACTAATGCACCAGTAATAGTCGTTTGACCATCTGCTGCAATAGAATCTGTAATAGCGGCAGCCAAGTCATTCATGGTGTTATTAGCCCATGAGCTAGATATAGTTGTGCCTGTAACTACGGGATTACCCGCAGGTAGAGAATATGTGCCTGACCCGTTTCTACTCATTTTTGCTTCCTTTTTTCAATTCTTCAGCCATTTTACTAGGCGAATAATTAATGGATTCTTTAATTTTTTTCTTTAATTCAGCTTCTTGTGCTTTCTCAAAACTGTATTTGGTAATCTTATTTAATACAGGAATTGCACCAATTGGGCTACGATTAATCATATCTAAGCCACGAATTACGGCACTAGCAGTATTAGAATAGTTTGCTGCACCTTTTAATGGGGCATTTACCAATATGGTGGTTTCCATAAGGTCACGAATCTCTTGTGCCCCTTTTTTGCCAAACAAATAGTCTAGTTTGCCGTCTTGGTCTAATTCCCTTACAGCAGACTTAAATTTAGCGGGGCTAACTACAGGATTGCCAAACATATCGGTATCAATAGACTGAGTTACTCTATCTTTCAAGAATTCAATAGTTTGACCTTGTAGCTCTTTAAAGGCTTGTTGACCTTGTGGCCCTGATTTTTTAAGAGCAAAACCTAAGTTTTTGACATCATCTAACGAACCATTAATAATAGACTTTTGGAATACATCCTCAAGTGCGACTACTCTGTCATCAGAGTTGGCTTTAGTGCTAATTAGTCGGTCAATTGCACCAATGTTTTCAAAGCGTTTTGCATAATCTTGGCGTAGTCTACGAGCTTGTTGGTATAAATCACCACCTTTGCCTTCTGTAATTTCATTAATAATATTACGCATATCACGCCCATAACTTGCATTTGGCGTAGCAGGTACATAATTTTTATTAATAACTTTGTAAATATCTTCTAAAGCATTTATAGATATTTGACCTGTATTTTTAGGGTCGTTTTTAGCAAGTTGCTCATAAACAATATTTAATATTGGGGCATTTGCTGTTCTAGTTGTAGGCGTTTCATTTTCAATAAATGCTTTTAATGGTGCATATTCAATTGGGGCTTCGGTTTCGCCTTTTTCTTTAGCTAAGTTGTATGCTTTTTCAATCTTTGTTTTGGCTAAATCCGCTTCTTTATTAAGCACATCTGTCACTACTTTACCAGTAGCCCGTAAACCAAAAGTTTGTTTACCTGTAGCATCTACAAACGCATCAAAGTTTTGCAAAATAGCATCATTGCGTCTTGCTTGGGCTTCTACCAAAGGTTTGCCAAGTTCAGGGCTAATTTTGGGTGTTTCAATTTCAAACTGTTGTTGACCTAATTCACGCTCTGCTTGACCTTTGCTTAACTGAACAGGCACACGCAACTGACTAGCCATTTGGGTTCTTGTTACAGTTTCAGGGGTTGCGGCAGCACCTACACCAGCCATTGTGGGCTGTTCTCTGCGTAACATATCAGCCATGCGAGGAACTTGCTGTACAGCTTGTGTTACAGGTGGTTGAGTAGCACCAACCATACGAGCATAGCTAGGAATCATGCCTGTAGGCAATACTGGTGGCAATTTAGACGCTTCAAATGCACTACCAATGCTTTGCAATACATCTTGGCTTGCACCGCTTCTAGGTTGGTACATATTGCGTTGTGCCATAGCTGTTGGCCCTTCGCCTGTAACCATAGCGGATATTGCACTTGGCACAGTTAACGCTGCACCTGAAAGCATAGTGGCTGGCACTTCATAAAGAGCCATCATCTTTTCTTGCATGGAGCGTTTTGGTGTTTCAACTACAGGTGGATTTGCCACTTGACCTACAACAGTAGGCACATCACCACTAATAATGTTACCCCTTGTATCGGGGGTTTTAAATGCGTCATAGCGAGCCAACAAATCGGCTTGCGTTATGTTATCAGGTACATTTTTAACTAGCGTACCATCGGGCATTCTTACATCCATGCTTATCTTCCGCTTGGTAATTGGTTAAAGTCAACAACTTGACCTGATTGACCAACATTTTTATCAATTAAACGCTTTCCACTTGGCCCAGCTTGAGCTTCTAAAGCTTGAATTGCCAACTTACGAGCATCTTGTTTTTGTTTAATAACTTTATCGCTGTCACCTAATTGTGGGAAATATTTGCGTTCTTCATCAGAATATTCTTTTGGCGAAATAACTGCACCTGATTCTTTACGCAGTACAGCAGTAATAAAGTTTCTACGAGCTTGGTCAACTTGTTGTTGTTCAGGGCTTGGGCCACCTAATACTTGAGGTAGAACATTAAATGTGGAACGAACACCTTGTTCTAGCTTTTCGCCAACAATAGGTGCTTGACCCATTGTGCCACCAACAGCAGTACGAATAACACCTGTGTTAGTAAACCCTTTGTTCTCTAAATCTGTAACTAATTTATTAGATTCAACTGCTCGCATACCAAAAGCAACAGCGTTAGATTGGGTTTCTGTTAAAGGTTTTCCACCAATTAAAGCCTGTCCTTGTGGGCCAACAACGGGTTTTGCTTGCCCAGTTCTTGTGTCAACCAAGAAAGTACCTTCTTCACGCTCAACCACTTGTCCAGCAGTAGGCATTTGAGATTTAGGTATAACTTGTAATACTTTAGTTGGGTCACGAGGGTCACGAAACTCAATAGAAGTTCCTGTGTCAACCTGTAATGGTGGTTTAAATTTTTCTTCGCCTTGAGCTATAACACGAGTTGTGCCGTCAGGCATTACCATAAATCGTTTTTGACCTTCGCCTAAGGTTACATCTTCAGGCATCATTTTCTTAACGCCAGTAGCTCTTAATTCAGGCACATAAGATTGTGCAGCAAGACGATATGCAGCAGCAGGGTCAGTTTTCATTAACTCACCAAACTGTTCAATTTCTTTACTTTGTGTTTCACGCAATTTTGCAGCCAAATCTAATGCAGCTTTTTCGCCTTTTTCGGCAAGGCGTGAACCCGCATACATTTGGGCTAAAGGTGCAGCGTACTGAAAAAAACTAGGTGCAACATAACGCCCACTTACCATTTGACCTGACGGCATAGATTGACCCTGTTGCATTAGCAACTGAGCCATCTGTTGTTGGCGGTTTAAAGCTTGCTGTTGCTGTAGGATTTCAGGTGGCAATCCACCGCCTACATTTATCATGGGCATTTGTCCGTTTGACATATTAATAGTCCATATCGCTTTGAATATTCATAGGATTCATACCAGCAGAATAATAATTCTGTGCAGGTCGCATATTAAAATTAGCCATTTCAGCGTTTGCAGCATTAATATTTTGTTTGTCTTGACCTTTTCGTAACATCATAGCCATAGCTAATGGATTCATACCACCTTGTACTGTACGCCCTGCATCTTGTGTTAAACCCTGAGCCTGTTGCATAGCCATATTTTGCATAGCTTGTTGATTTGCTATGTTTTGCATATATGGGGATAACCCACCTAAATCTTGGGTTTGGGGCATCTGCTGAATGTAGGGGTTGTACATATTCATGGTAATAGTCCGTAATCTACGACTTTATAGCCGTCATCTAGGGTTTTAACTGCGTATGGGAATACTTGTTCTACTTCTTGTGCCATTACACCAACATGAACACCATCGCCTGCTAATGGGTGGGATTTAATTTCATCAACATATTCAAAGCTATAAAGGGTTAAGCCGTTAGGCATTACGCCTACAGGTTTAATGTTTTCTTTCAATCTAACATCCGAAAACGCCATAATTCCAGCACCACCTAATCCCATTAATCCTTGATTAAGGTTAGCTTGGGCGGCTTGCTTAGCGTTAAAGTCACCCATTTGGGCGTTGTATTGCATCCCTGCAGCACCTAATATATCAGGGCCAGCAGTCGTAGCTTGTTGGGCAGAATTAACAAATTGTGGGCCTTGTACTTGTGCCCCTGTACGCACCGCAGATAGGGTGTTTAATGGTTCGTTTCTAAGGTAGGCTTGCTCTTGTAATGCAGTCTGACGGGCTTGCTGACCAACACCAAATCCTTGAGTTGTGGCGGCAGCCAATAGGTCATTTTCACGCTGAGCTTGTTGCATCATGGCTCGGTCATAGGCTGTAGAGCCAATGTCAATACCTTGATTTGCTAATCGTTGCTGTAATTGCTCACGCCCTTGTTGTAATTGTGGGGCAAGCCGTTGCATGTAGGCTTCTTGGTATGTCTGACTAGGATTAAACCCTGTGCTTGGCAAAGCAGCCGTATTAAACGGGGTTTTGAGCATATTTTCGACATAACCTAAGCCTTGACCTGCAAGTTTGCCTAATCCAAGACTAGCTTGGTTTTGATAATCAAGCAGTTGTTGTTGGGCGGGGCTTAAAGTCTGAGTAGCTGTCCATGTAGGGTTGCCATAAGGGTCAGCACCAGTAATAGAATAGCTAAGATTGCCATAAGGCGTGACTTGATTAACTCGGTTAGCCGCAGTTGCTTGTCTAGCGGCATCTAAATTACCAGCCGCAGTTTCTTGTGCTGCTGCCGCATAATTAGGAGCAGCAGGGGCACTTGGAGCAGGCCCTAATCCTAAAAATCCACCACCACCCATACTATTCTCCCTTGTTTAAAGAGCATCGGATGTTCAGAAACCGACACTCCTCTTTTCTCATAGCCATAATCACTAAATCACCACTCATGTGGGCATCAGGTATTTCAGCTACAACCTTAAAGCCCAAATGTCGGTTTAACTTTAGGGCATCTGTGTTATCAGCACAGATTTGCCCTAGTATAACGCTAACTCCAAGTTTATTAAAGGGGTAATCAAATACCGCCCATATAAAATCTTTACTAGCCCAATGCTCACCAACGCTACCAATATGTATCTCACAAGCCTTTGGCATAAAGTTGGTATATCCTGCTACCGCTACCAAATTGCCGTCTTTTAACTGCCCAATACATTGGGTGGTTTCAGGTAAGGGAAAGTTAAGTATTCGAACCAGCCATTCCCCCAAATATCGCTGATTTTCAGTCGTAACTTGCCTCACAATACCCCGCCACGCTCCATTACAAAATCGGTTGATGCCCAATGAAACTCAATATTTTGACTAACCACATTCATACTGACCGAACCAGCATAGCCTAATCCTGTCACGCCTTGCCATATCTTTGTAGTGGTTAAACCACCGCCCCAGTTGGCGTTATCCCATGTATCTAAATCCCATTCGCCTGTTTGCAAAATAGACGGGTTAAAGGATATTTGGCTTGTAAGGTCAACAGTATCAAAATCGGTGCTTAAACCGCATAAAACAGTCGGTAAGCCGTTATCTGTCTGTAGGATAGGGCGTACCATAGTAAAGCGTTTTTGTTGCCCCCTAGACTCAAAATACGAGTAGGCTTGCTGTACAAAAGCTCTAATGTTTGTGCCAGCATCGGCAAAAGTGTCATAAAACTTGCCTACAAAGCCATTTCCACCAAAATAAATGTCATCACCGCTTAATTCCCAGCAATTTGCGTTGATATTGGTAAATCTTCCCCACGACTTCGTAATGTTGTGCATAACATATTGTTCAGAACCCCCAGTTACGGGAATATTGACAATCAGCATATTAACTTTAGCAAAGTAATTGATTTGCCAGCCAAAATTAGTGGAATATCGGTCAGCAGCTTGGCTAATAGCGTAAAAAATCTTGTCAGTAATGTTAACTCGTGGGTCTAAACGAGTAGATTGCAAGCCTGCTGATAAGGGTACAAGACCATCTTCGGTCAAAATAAGGATGTCACCCCCAAACTTAAACATACATTTGCGAGTAAAAGTCTGTCCAATGTTCCAAATACCTACTAAAGCCCAATCATCAGGGTCAGATGGGTCAGAACCCTTGTAAACAGCTACTTCTCCGTTACTTGTAGCAAAAACGGCTAGGTCATCGACTCCATAACCAGCGTCAATAGTCCAAGTTCCCATTGCTTGTAGGTAGCCACCCTTTTTAAAGATGCCACCAAGAGGGAATTCGCTAACTGCCCCGTTAATACTGTCAACAGGCAAGTACCAAAAGCTCAAACTGTTTTTTTCTACAAAGTAAAGACGCTCTTTAAACAAGTTTACAGTTGCAAATGTATTGGAATTTAGACCTGTAATGTAATAATCAATCGTATAAGTACCTACGGGACTAGCATCACCACTTGGTGCGGTAGCCATTAGGTAGGTAAAAGTTGTCGCACCTGTAACAGTAATGCGAAAAGTGCCGTTAAATTGGGTGGGTGTTGCCCCTGCGACTGTTATGGTGTTACCTGTAACTAATCCATGAGCTACAGAAGTAGTAACTGTGGCAGTTAAATTGCCTGTACCGCCCCTAGTTTGAGTAGAAATGGTTTGTGCGGTGTCGGTTGTAGCACTTCTTGACCATCTTGTACCATCATAAACGACCATCGGGTCAACCCCGTTTACAGCAGGCATAAACGAGCCACCAGCCGTTGTAATGCTTGAATGTATCCATTTACCATCGGTGTTGCCTGTTAGACTTTGGGTAGCCGTAGATGTGCTGACATCATAAATAATGGTGGCGGTAGCCCCAAACATCTTATTTGTGGTTGGGCTACTGTAATTCATCAAAGCTAGTACCGCACCCGTAATACCTGTAGAGGACTTTGTATAGCCTTTACGCATCGTTACATCCGTAGGTGTAGGAAAGAAATTGACCATCTGAACCGCATCAAGTGGGTTCATTTCAGCCAAAGAATCTCTAGCGTTCCAACCCCCAATGGGGGATGGTAGAGAAGCTGTAACTGCCCGTCTTTGTTGAGCTACAGCCATGTTTAAGTTCCGTAACCAGTATCAGGAATGTTAGCGTAACCGATAAGCACCTTAGTTGGGTATGGTGCAAACGACAGGTTAGCAGAGCCTTTATCGTTGGCTTTAGCGACATTTAGATAGCGGAAATAGTCTTGTTGCAATGCAGTAGTATCAAATCCTTTGATTTGGAAATATTTAAGTTTTGTGCTTAAAACCAATACTGTATCGTCAAATATGGTCGTATCAGTATCAGCCGTAAAGCTATTCTTTACTTGGTCAGTAACACTTCTAGCCCAACCTTTTGAGCGGTACTCAAAACCTAAATATTCCTGTGTGTTGTAAGGCGGCCAAATTTGAAACTTATTGCCTAAAATACGCCACCTAATGCGTGGGCCTGTCGAGATATAACCCGACTTTAGCCATTGCCATTGTTGAGCATCTTCAGGGCCTAACATCTGCCAATGCTTTGTTTTGTTCCAATGCGTATTGTCCGTAATGGTTTCAAAATCAGGGGGTAATGGGTACTTAGTCTGTGAAAAGGTAAAAGTCACTCCTGTGTATGTGCCACTAGCTAATTGGCTCATTACAATGGTAGAGGTTGTGCCGTTTAAAGTTACAGATTGCACATAGGTATCTTGGTTAATGCCTGTGCCTGTAATCGAATAGTTGCCGTTTAGGGCTGTAGCGTCACCAGTAACAATAATGTTATAACTTTGGTCGCTAACTGTAGCACCTACAAAGGTTACGGCATCGGTGTAAAACCGATACTCCAACTGTAAGGCTTGCCAATCATATTCCTTAACCAAATCATAGCCAGCACGATTCATTAGGGCTAGAACTTGTTGTACATCTTGATTGGTATTACCCGCAACATAGGTAGGAATAGCAAGGTTTAACTCGCTAGTGGTCTGTTGCACGAGTTGGAGCATCGTTGATGACATAGTTTAGGCTTCCTCTACGCTTTTCTTTTTGCGGGGTTTCTTTTCACCAACTGCCGCAAGTATAGCCGCCATTTGTTCTTGCATTAGGGCGAGCTTCGCATCAGTTTCAGCCTTGATTTTAGCAGTTTCCTCGTCTTTTTTGGCAAGTTCTTGCTTTAACTGATTAATTTCTTCAGTTCTTTTTGTGGCTTCTGCGGTTTCTTCGGCAAGGTTTAAAAAGGTTCTAGCCTTATCCCTAAAGGCGTGGGGTGACATACCAGCAATCATGCCAATGCGTTGAAGCTGTAAGTCTGATGCGTTAGCGATGGATTCGACTGTCATAAACTTAATACCCCGTAGCTCTTGGGCTTGGGATTGGCTAATTAAAGTCCATTCCTCTACAGGCGTTCCAATCATTTCACTACTAGAGTCTTGTGTAGCCTGATATTGAAGCCATTGCTTTGGAAAACGCTGTTTGTGGCTATCTCGTGCATAGGTGTCAATCTCAGTAAGGGTGTCACCAGCGACCATAATGCGTACAAAGTCGTAATCTTTGAATATTGGTCTGCCAGCTTCGTTGGATTCATTCTCTAGTTTCATTGCTCGTTTATAAAACTTAACTGCTAGACGAGAATCTGCATCTCTGCTATCGCTTTCAATCATTTAAAACTCCCAAGTGGTTAGGATACTGCGGTTAAAAAGAAAAAAGGGCTACCCCATTACGAGATAGCCCCTTGTTTTTACTACAATTTTTGATTAAACGCTAGTTTTTCCAAACCAACCATAATCACCTGATACCATCGACTCTGCTGGTGCAATATAAGTGCCACCAGTAGCAGTTGCGGCAAAGGTTGAAGCATTAACAGTTACATCGGTTGCACCTGCGGCAATCGTGCCACCTGCTTTAGCAAATACATAACGCAAACCATCAGAACCAAAAGTCTGTGAGCCGAGTGGGCCAAAACTTGGGATTCCAATAACAGTCGTGCCGTTAGTGTATTCAAACGATTCAGGCGTAATTGTTTCTAATTCAACGCCTGCAATGGGGAGTACTGAGTAAGCCATGATTTTTCCTTTACAAATTAGGTGGTCAAAATACCCTGCAACTGAGCGTTGCTGGTGGTTAAATTGCCAGCCCATCCGTAGAGCTTAACAATCGCATCTTGGTTGATGGCTTGACGCTCACCACCGATAGGTACGAAATTACGCTCTTTGTGTGGGCGGAAGAAAATGTAATTGGTGTTCAAGAGATACATATAAGTTGCAGTTTCTTGATTACCAATACCACCACCAAGTACGACATCAGCAGATGTACCACCGCCGTAGAACTTGAGGGATGCGAAACCTGCTGCACCACTTTCTTCGGTAGTAATACGCTGAATTGCTTGTAATGCACCTACAAAATACTGATATGTGGTGTTACCTGCAATGTACAAGTCAGCCTTGTCTGTACCACGAACCTGCTTGATGGCTGCTTCAGTCATCTTAGCAAGGGTGTTAGTAGAGGTTAGACCAGTAGTTGATTGGTTACGCCAAAATTCCCAGTTAGCACGATTGATACCACCATATGTACCTGTGGATGGGGAAACTGCTACTGCGGCAGCTAAGCCGTCAATGTTTTTTCCGCCATTACCAAGTCCATCGCCATACAAATCGCCTGAAATGCGGTTCAAAAGACGGGCTTCAGAAACTTGCATACGACCATCTAACAGGTCAATGATTGCCTCTTTGCTTGAGTTTTGGAGCATCTCTAAACCGCTCATTGTTACAGCAGCAGCGTACTGAGCAATCTTGAACTGAGCAGCAGAAATTGGGCTGTCAGGAGCAATGTTCAATACTTCGTAACCGCTATATGAATTAGCGTTGTTGGTGTTAGGGTCGTTGTACATGATTTCTTCCAAAATCACATTACCACCCGAGAATGGGCGTACATTGCCCTTAGAGTTTAAGCGTTGCAGAATCGCATTGTTCTGCGTTAAGTTATCAGCCAATTCACCGCTACGACTTTGAATGGTGGTAGCGATAATATCGGTGATTGCTGAGTTAGCAAATGCCATGATATTTCCTTTTTAAGTTAATTAAAGCCTACCGCTCTCTGCTTCGGTCATTTGAGCCATCAGTAGAGAACGCCTGTCCTTTGCTTCGACTTTCGCTTGTGTCCCGTTAGGAGTAACGGATTTTGGGCTAACAGCCGTTGCTTTGGCTCGTGCTACTTGTTGTGCCTTAGATGCTTGCTTTGTAGCGTTGCTCAGGAGTTTTTCCTGTTCCAACCTAAAGGCTTCATCGTTCATACGCACAGCTTTTGCATAAGCCGTTTCAAGGTCTTGGGCCTTACCTAGCTCAAGTAGTTGAGCCATTTCTTCCCTAACCATATCAAAGTGCGGAAACCGCTCTCTGTCACTTCGTACTCGCTCAATCTCATTATTCAATCGAGCTTGTTCTTCTTGCTCAAACCGCCCTTTTATCGTGCTAACCTCTTGATTAACTTGATAAAGTTGTTGCATTAACTGTTGAGTATATGCGTCAACTGGTTGTTGCGGTTCGTTAATTTGATTTAAGTTTACTCCATAATCTTGTGCAAGTCTATGAAACATTTGCACTTTCTGTTCATGGGGAGCTTTGGTCAGAATCATGTGTGCCCGACCTAAGTTGTTTATCCATGCGGTTGGGTGTATTCCTTGTGCTTGGAGTTCAGGGATAAATGGGTTAATCGCTTCCTCAAGACCCTTTGCTCGCTCCGCTTCTGCTTTATATACGCTAACGCCTTTTTTAAACTCGTTTTCTCGTTGGTTAAGGTATTCAAGATGTTTTCTGCTTTCTTCTTTAGTTAATGTTTCGCCTTTGGCTATCTTATCCCAAAGAGGTAAAAGGTCTTTCTTCCAAGTTGTAGGCTTTGGTATATCGCCACTCTCAGGCTGTTCTTCGGGCTGTTCGGGTTCAGTCGTATCTTCTGCAACAGCCTCAATGCTCGTTTCCTCTGCCACCGCTTCATCTTTAGCGACAAACTGTCCCTTCTCATTGCGAGCAAGTTCGTCTTGAGAAACTTCCTCTTGCACTTCCTCATGTTCTTCCTCTAAGGGTTTACCCTCATCTTGTGGGATTTCTACATCTGCCATTGCTGCTTCCAACATCTCTCTGCGGTCTGCCATGATTACTCCTTAACGATAAGTTAGTTTGGCGTAAGCAAGCTCGGCAATCTTGCGTTTACGGGTTTCTTGCTCTTTACGACTAAGCTCTACAGGCTTGTGTTGCTTGGGTACATCGTTACCTAACTCAATCATTCGGTGCTGTTTAAGGTGTTCTCTGTGATGACTTCGGCTTTTAATCCATGTGCCATCGACCTGAGATACATAGCCCTCAATGTCTGACATAACCATCGGGGATTCTTTGGCGGTCATTTCTTGCTTTTGTTTCCATGCTTCTTCAGCTTCAGGAGTTCCCATCTGAAACCCCCAAAAGTCTAGGTATTTCTCTTTGTCTGATTTTGTAATTACATGATTTGATTCAGAGTAACCGCATTTAGGGCAAATCATAGCTTCTCCAATAAGTGTGGTAATTTGTGCCAATCCTGTTTTCTAAGCGGTACAACAGAGTCATACCATGTTGCATTTTTCCAACGCCAACAAATATAGTCATCTTCAGGCAATAGCAAGAAACATTTGACCCCTAATGCACCAGCAAGGTGAGCCGTAGCCGTATCGGGGGCAACCACCGCTTTCATAGACTTCATGTGGCAAGCGGTCTTAAAGAAGTTCTCTTTCCACCCGTCAGGGGGTAGGGGTTGAAATATATCGTCTGTGGCTAAATTTAAGGAATAGACATCGTTGCCTAGCATTTCACGCAATATAGTGACATCAATAGACTTAATGTAATGGAGTGGCCCTGTACTGGCGTGCCAGTTGACCCCTACCTTACGCTCAATACCGCTTGGAATGGCGTTTAAATAGCCCTCAGAGCCTACAATCTTTGCTTGGCTAATAGGGAATGACTGACGCACATACATGGGGGCGTGTAGGGCAAAATGGGGCAAACTCATACTACCTACCCAATAATCGGCTTCTAGCGGTCTGCCCTTGTCACGCACACA